CAAGCAAGAGTACCTCGGTACGCTGCTCACCGCTGACACGCTGTACGGTGTTGGTGAACTGCGTGACACCTCCGGTGTTGCTCTGATCATCCCCGGCTAATAACATTAGTCAGGTTCTCCCCAGTCTCACAAGGATTGGGGAGTTTTCTATATAGATTCCTTAGAGTCTATATAGGAAACTAAGGAGACTGCTTCAGTGGGATTCTATCGTGGAGAAGGTGGTTCTGGTACAGGTGATGTAACCAGCACCCCTATCAATATTGCTAGTGGGGGCACAGGAGCATCTTCTGCTGCGTCTGCTCGTAGCAATTTAGGTGTTACTGCCACTGGTCAAGATACCGCTTATGCCTTTAGATCTAATAATCTATCTGACTTATCCAGCGCTTCTACTGCTCGTACTAACCTTGGTCTAGGCACTGCAGCGGTACAGAACACTGGATACTTTGCTACCGCAGCGCAGGGCGCTTTAGCAGATTCAGCAACTCAACCCGGTGACTTAGCTACTGTTGCTACCACCGGTGCTTACAGTGATCTAAGCGGTACGCCAACGCTGGCAACTGTTGCTACTAGTGGTAGTTACAACGATTTAACAAATAAACCAACTCTAGTATCAAACATTAATGACCTTGGTGATGTAACAATCACTAGTGCTTCTAATGGTCAGGTATTGTCTTATAATGGTACTGCGTGGGTTAATAGTTCTGCTGGTGCTGGATCAGTAACTAGCGTTGATTTAACAGTTCCTACAGGGTTAAGCGTTAGTGGTAGTCCTATTACAAGCAGCGGTACATTAGCAATTACCTACGCCACTGGTTATGCAATTCCTACAACAGCAAAACAAAGCAATTGGGATACAGCATACGGTTGGGGTAACCACGCATCAGCAGGTTATTTAACCACTGAGACATATACCGGTACTGTTACTAGTGTTTCCACTACAGTTCCTACTGGTTTTACTGTTAGTGGAAGTCCTATAACAAGTAGTGGTACGATCGCTATTAGTTTTGATACTGGCTATGCTTTACCAACTACAGCCAAGCAAACTAACTGGGATACTGCCTATGGCTGGGGAAACCATGCTAGTGCTGGTTACTTGACAAGTGAGACATATACTGGTACAGTTACTAGTGTTGCTGCCAGTGTACCAACAGGCTTTACTGTTAGCGGTAGCCCAGTAACATCTAGTGGAACTTTGGCAATCGCTTTTGATACCGGTTATGCACTACCGACCACTGCTAAACAGACCAACTGGGATACGGCATATTCGTGGGGTAATCATGCTTCTGCAGGTTATCTAACCAGTGAAACTTACACAGGTACTGTAACAAGCGTATCTGCTACAGTACCAACAGGATTTACTGTTAGCGGCAGTCCTATAACCAGTACTGGAACATTAGCAATTGCTTTTGACACTGGTTATGCGTTGCCTACAACCGCAAAGCAGACTAATTGGGACACTGCTTACGGATGGGGAAATCATGCGTCAGCTGGTTATCTAACAAGTTATACAGAAACTGATCCTGTTGTTGGTGCTATCAACGGATTGGTTAAGGCTAACGGTGCAGGAACTATCTCTGCAGCAACGGCTGGTACTGATTATTTAGCACCTTCAAGCACTATTAGTGGCGGCACTTACTAAGGAAAAACTATGGCTACGATTCTAACTAAAAAGTCTGACACAGCATCTGCAGTACCTGCAACTGGTGATTTAACTCACTCTAGTGGTGGTGCTGAGTTAGCTGTTAACACTGCTGACAAGCGTTTGTTTGTCAAAGATTCTGGCGGTACTGTCCGTGAACTAGGTACTAATCCGTCTTCACTGACTACTGGTACAGCTACCATTACTACTGCGAATGTAACCACGGTAGACACGACCAACATTGAAGTCACCAACATCAAGGCCAAGGATGGTACGGCTGCTGCGACTATTGCAGATTCTACCGGCAAGATTACTGTTGCTGGTCAGATGACTATTGACGGTATTGAGGTAGGCCAAGGCGCAGGCAATGTAGCAACCAACACTGCGGTGGGTAAGACTGCTTTAAATGCCAATACAACTGGTTTGAGAAACACTGCTGTTGGTGACGGCGCTTTGGAGGCTAACACCACTGGTTCGGGCAATACTTCCGTGGGTGCGGATGCATTAGTAACTGCTACTACTGCGTCTAATAATACTGCTATGGGTCAGTATGCTTTGTATTACACAACCACCGGGGCAAGCAACACCGCTATTGGTCGTTCTGCACTTGAAGCCAACACCACCGCCTCTAACAACACCGCCGTTGGTTATCAGGCTTTGTATGACAATAGCACTGGCGCTTACAACACAGCCGTGGGTAGTTCTGCCTTAGCAAATAATACAACTGCTCAATTTAACTGCGCCGTTGGTTTTGAAGCACTGCGGGACAATACAACAGGTGCGGATAATACTGCCATCGGTGGCTATCAAACGCTGATTGTCAATACCACTGGTTCGTATAATACCGCAGTGGGAAGGGGAGCGTTATCAGCAAACACCACCGCATCTAACAACACCGCAGTAGGTTATCAGGCTGGGTATAGTAATACGACTGGTGCACAAAACTTATTCTTAGGATGGAAGGCGGGGTACAGCAACACCACTTCGATCAACAATACATTTGTTGGGGCCGAGGCGGGGTATAGCACCACAGGAGGAAGCAATACTTTTGTTGGTCGAAATTCTTCTGGTGAAGGTGCTGGATACTACATCACAACAGGCACAAAGAACACCATCATCGGTGGTTACAACGGCAACCAAGGTGGCCTCGACATCCGCACTGCAAGTAACTACATTGTCTTGAGTGATGGGGATGGGAATCCGAGGCAAGTTATAGATAACAACGGAAGAACATACTTAAGCGGTTCTATTTCGACATCTTTCCCAACTTTTACTTCAAAAGTGTATCTTGCTGACGATAACGGAGTTAGCGTTGGTGTTTATATGCTTACTAACACCACGCTTGCTCAATCAAGAATATTTTTTGGTAATCCAAATGGTATTGTTGGCTCAATTTCAACTAGCGGATCATCGACAACTTTTTCTACTTCATCCGATTACCGATTAAAAGAAAACATTGCACCGATGACAGGTGCTTTGGATAAGGTGGCGCAACTTAAACCTTGCACCTACACTTGGAAGGCAGATGGTTCGGCTGGTGAAGGCTTCATTGCTCACGAACTAGCAGAGGTAGTGCCTCAGTGCGTGGCTGGTGAAAAAGATGCGGTTAACGAAGATGGCTCCATCAAGCCCCAAGGCATCGACACCTCTTTCCTAGTAGCAACCCTGACCGCAGCCATCCAAGAACTCAACGCAAAAGTAGAAGCGCAAGCCGCTGAAATCGCAACCCTGAAAGGACAATAAAATGACTGACACCGTAGAAATCACCGCAGAAGAAATCGCTCGCCACTACTCGGCGGCTATGGACAGTGTCAACCTGTTGAACGCTGGCAAGCCTGAGGACATGACTGACGAGGACTGGGCCGACTGTGTTAGCCGCAATGTCGAGCATCTCAAGATCATGGTCGCCAAGGACTTTATGCAAGGCCAAGACCTAGCACCATTGAACGCTACTATTGCTGCAAACGAGTAACTTTAACCTTTGAAGGAGAACGATATGGGCGAGAAAAAAACAACCCCCATTACGATTGACGGTGTTGAGTATAAATACGAAGACTTAACTGCAGAACAACAGATTTTGTTTAATCACTGTATTGATTTAGATCGTAAGATTGGCTCTGCTCAATTTAATCTTGATCAGTTGATGGTAGGTAAGGAAGCCTTTATTAGCAGGCTTAAGGCTGCACTAGAGACTAACAAAGAAACAGGAGAATAGTATTATGGCTGTGGAGCATGTCTCAGAAGGCACTAAGCATGTATTAGACGGTGTATCTGTTATTACTGTTGTTGGTACTTTGGCAGAGGTGCTTCCAGCTGTTGCTGCTTTGTTTACGATTGTGTGGACTAGTGTCCGCATTTATGAAACAGACACTGTTCAGAAACTGTTAGGTAAGAAATAATGGTAGGCCGTAAAGTCAGTGCTGTTCATACGATGACTAGCACAACTAAATACACGCTGTATACGGTTCCTTCTAAACACCATGCACTGTGGGAAGTTCTTTATATTATTAGTTTGACTAGTAATGACAGCCCTAGCGTTTACTGGTATGATGTTTCTACTACAACTGAATATCAAATCTTTGGTGGTAAAAACTTAGGTGCTGGTGAATATCTTCTGCTTTCTAACGCTGAAGTAGCGCTGGAAGAAGGTGATGAAATTAGGATTAAAAACAGTACTACTAACTCTGTAACCTATTTGTGTACCTTTGAAGCAATTCAGAACCCTGCAACTGGTCGTTATAACGGATAAGGAGCATTACTATGCCTATGGTCGGTAAAAAGAAATTTCCATACACTGCTGCTGGTAAGAAAGCCGCTGAAAAGTATGCTAAGAAAGAAGGCTATGCTTCTGCTAAAGGCATGAAGATGCACGAATCTAAAGAGTCCAAGGCTATGGAAGCCAAGGAAAAGAAAATGAAGAGGATGAAGTAATGCCTCTCAAGTCTGGTAAATCTAACAAGGTAATCTCTGAGAATATTAAGAAAGAGATGAAAGCAGGTAAACCACAAAAGCAGGCTATTGCGATTGCTTTGGCTAAAGCAGGAAAGGCTAAGAAAAAGAAATGAAACAGGGACTATACGCCAACATCAACGCTAAACGTAAGCGTATCGCTGCTGGATCTAGTGAGAAGATGCGTAAGGTAGGCTCCAAAGGCGCTCCTACCGCTAAAGACTTCAAAGACGCTGCTAAGACGGCTAAGAAGCCAAAGAAATGAACTTCTGGATTGCTGTAGCCTTCTTCTGCGTTAATGATAGTTGTGCCTTTTGGAAAGCAGATGAGAACTTCTACAGTCAAGAGAAGTGCGAAGCAAAAGTAATACAAATAATTAATGCGGTAGAAAAAGCAAAAGGTGTAGCAGATGGTGTTTGCTTACCAATTAAACCGGGACAGACATAATGGTTAAGAAAGCATATCAAAACGCAACAGGCGGACTTAACGCTAAAGGTCGTGAGTATTTCAAGCGCACTGAGGGGGCTAATCTAAAGCCTCCAGTGTCTGCCAAAGAAGCTGCTAAATCACCTAAGAAGGCTGCTCGTAGGAAGTCATTCTGTGCAAGGATGAGCGGTGTTCCCGGCCCAATGAAGGATGAAAAAGGCAGACCAACTCGCAAAGCATTGGCTCTTCGTAAATGGGATTGTTAAATGGCTACTACATATCTAACACTTGTCAATGATGTGCTAACTAGGCTGAGAGAGCCTACGGTGGCCTCTGTGTCTTCTACTTCTTATTCTTCCTTGATTGGTACTTTAATCAATGATTCAAAGCGTGAAGTAGAGGATGCATGGAACTGGGATGTTCTTAGAACCACCTATACTGTTAACACAGATTCGTCTTCTTTTAACTATACGCTAACAGGCATTGGCACTCGGTTCCGTGTTATTCAGGCTGCTAACGATACTTCTGATGAGTTTCTTGAGTATCGTCCTACTGCTTATATGATGCAGAATCTTATTTTGATTCCTAATCCTAATGCTGGATCTCCTCTGTATTACAACTTCAACGGAGTGGACGCTAACGGTGATTCACAGGTTGATTTGTATCCAAAGCCTGATGGTGTTTACACTGTTCGCTTTGATGTTGTAAAGCCTGAAGCAGAACTAAGCAACGACACTGACACCACTGAACTTCCTAAGTCACCGATAGTGCTGCTGGCATGGGCCAAGGCTATTGAAGAGCGTGGTGAAGACGGAGGCATCAATATCTCTAGCCAGTATGCTGTTGCACAGCGTTCGTTGGCAGACCATATTGCTATTGAAGCTGGTCGTCGTCCTGATGAGACTAACTGGTACTGGGCGTAATAATGGCTAACAAACCATTACAAGCTGTTTCACTAACCTCACCGGGATACTTTGGTCTTAATAACCAAGACTCTCCTGTAGGTCTTAATCCTGCTTTTGCAACACAGGCTTACAATGCTGTGATTGATAAGTTTGGTAGGATTGGTGCTAGGAAAGGCTGGTATTACAGAACCACGACTAATGGCACAAGCACAAACATCAAAGCAATGTTTGAGTTTGATAATGGTGACGCTACCTATACTATTCTGTCTGCTGGTAATAATGCTTTGTACACCGGAGAGACAACACTAACTTCTAAGACGGTTCGCAACAGCGACAACACTGCTGACTTAACTTACACGATTACTGCTAGTAATTGGCAGATTGTTCAGCCGCTATACGATTCTGGGCTAAACCTATCGGCACATGCTTATCTAGTTCAAAAAGACCACCCTGCTCTTGTTTATCATAAACTAGGCGCTACTGCTCATGCTCATACCGGTAGTTTTGGTTTTCAGCGTCTAGGTGATGTTGGTACTGTTCCTACTGGATATAGTGTAACAACATTTATGCCTAACTGTGCTTTGGCTGCTTATGGGCGTATGTGGATGGCTGATATCGGCACTAATACGAACACTATTTATTATTCTGCACTACTAGAACCTGATGACTTTACTGGCGTAGGATCTGGTTTTATTAACCTTGAGCAGGTAGTTCCCGGTGGAGATAAGATTGTAGCACTGGCTGCTCACAACAACTTCTTGGTTGTGTTCTGTAAGAATAATATTGCTATCTACAGCGGCGCAGATAACATCGACACCTTGCAACTACAAGATGTAATCAAAGGTGTTGGCTGTATTGCTAGAGATAGTATACAGAATATTGGCACAGACATTATCTTCTTGTCTAACAGCGGTGTTCGTAGTCTTGGTCGTACAATCCAAGAGAAGTCTTCACCGATGCGTGATATTAGCAAGAATGTTCGTGATCAGTTCTTACAAACTGTTTATGTACAAGACTATACGGCTATTCGCAGTGTGTACCACGAAAAAGAAGCCTTTTATCTATTAGTGCTTCCTAGTGGTCAGTTTGTTTATTGCTTTGATGTAAGAGCGCCTCTAGAGGATGGTTCTTTTAGAGCAACTACATGGACAAGAATTAACCCCGGAGCAGTTATGTCTACTAGAGACAACAGGCTGTTGCTGGGTAAGGCTGACGGTATTGCTATCTATGACGGATACCAAGATAACGGTGTTCAGTATACTTTTTCTTACTACACACCAATTATTGACTTTGGTAATCCGTCAGTTACCAAGATTCTAAAGAAATTAGTTGTAACAGTTGTAGGCGCTAACGCTACAACACTTGACATTCGTTGGGCTTTCGATTATAATACAAACTATCAAAGCACTCAAGTCACTACTGATGAAGCGCCTATTGCTGAGTATGGAGTAGCTGAATACAACATAGCTGAGTACGCTGCTTCTATCTTTATTGATCAGTTCTCTAAGCAACTAAGTGGTAGCGGTAATGTGGTGCAGTTAGGTATTGACGCTGCTATCAACGGTTATCCCTTGTCTCTACAAAAGATTGATATTTACTCTGTTATTGGAAGGACTATTTAAGTGAGCGACTATACAAAAGTAA